CTTTATTTACCGTATTTTCAAATAAGTTTTGAGACTGGTTTAAAAATTCATTTGCATAATTTTCATTCAAACCTTTATTAGATGATAATTCATCATAAAGATAAAATATTTTTTTAATGTTTTTATCACCCAATACAAGTTCATTAAAGACGCTCATATTAACTTTAAATAAATCTTTATTATTATAAGACTCACTTAAATTTTTTTCTATTTTAGATTTAATTAAACCAAATTTCATAACTATTTTTTATTATAAATATTAGTCACCTAGTAATTTTAACAATTCATCTTCAATTGACCCTAATGAATTTTTTCCTTTTGATAAATCAATGTAGGAATCACCAATTAAATCATCACTTTCTAAGAGTATATTTAAATTGTCATTTTTCTTTTCTTCAGGTAATGTTTCACCCCCCGGTGGTGGTGGGGCTCCTCCAGCTTCACCCCCCGGTGGTGGTGGGGCTCCCATATCTCCTCCCGCTGGTGGTGCTGGTGCTGCACCCCCTACTTGTGTTCCTCCAGTTATTGGTTTGTATAATTTATCAACAGTATCAAATAATCCTGTCTTTGTAATTATTGTTGCCGTATTATCTAATTCGGCGGATACCGCTCTTTCTAATCTTATTTGTTGTATATCAAGTTTAATATCTTCATCTGAAAAACCAAATATATGTTTCTTAGCCCAAGTAGCTGAAGTAGCTTGTAATGATTTTGGAATTTCAGCGACTAACTCTTTGTATAGTGCAACTTTTTCTTTCCAAACCTCAACCATTAATAGGTCGGCTTGTTTTGATGGATTTGTAAGACCTAATGTAAAATTTTGTAATTCATCCTCAAAACCTAATAAAAATAAATGAATAATTGCAATTTTATTTAATTCGGCTATAATACTTTTTTGTATTCTGTTAATTGTTCTAGCAAAACGAATATCAAGTAAAGCCAAGTTTTTTCCATCACCAAGAGCTTCCTCAAATCCAAGGTATGCTTTTGGTATTCTTAATGCTGTTACAAGTTTCTTTTGAATATATTCAATATCGGCAATTTCAGATAAGTTTTGTGCCCCCGGTAAAGTATCAATAGGACTTGCGGCTGCGGGATCTCTAACAGGAATAAAATAATCTTGGTCAACAGCCATTTGATTAAATCTTAAATCAACATTACCTGTCTTATTATCAACAATTTGGTCTCTTTTAAATTTATTAGCAACACGATTAACATAAGGTTCAACGTCCTTATCATCCATATTACCAACATATACTTTAAATACTCTTCTTTCTGGGGCTCTTGAGGTTCTGTATATTAACATCGCATCCTCAGACAACATTAATTGTTTCCAAATACGACGAGCTTTTTCAAGCATTGATGTACCATATGGTAATTTTCTATCATCACCTAGTAATCTAAAATGTGCAATTTCCCAAGTATTAAATTCCAAATCTTTTGTTTTCCAATGAAATCTTAAGCCTTTTTGTTTTGGGTCAATTTCAGCATTTACTGATTTTGCAATCATACCTCTTTCTAACCTTTCCATTTCAATATTCGGTAATTGCATACAACCAACAACACCTTTTTCTGGATCCAATTTTAAATAAACAAAATTATCACCATATTTACATGTGTTTCTAATCCACATTGGTAAATTTGTATTAACATCAAGAGCATTTACAAATAAATCTTCAAGTATTGTTCTAATTCTTTTTGATTCAGAATAAATTTGTAACATTTTACCATCTTTATCTGGTGTTGTTGATTCTTCAGAATATATATCAAGAGCTGTTGATATTTCCGGAGTAAATTCCATTGATTCGTAATCATAAAATGATGCTAATCTTGTTGGTTCATAATAAATTGCTTGTGTGTAGAGATTGTTTTCAATCTTTGCCCATTGACCAGCAAGGTACATTGTTTGTTGAGCTTGTAATTTTTGTTTTTCAAACTCAGCTTTATCATTTGTTTTTAATAGAATATCTCTATCAAGCTTATATGTTGGGTAATCTTGATTTAATAGGGAATTTGGACCAAAGGTTTGTGACAACCTTTGCCATACCGTTAAATTATCTTTTTTATTTTCCATACTTATATTTTAAATACTTTTAATTAAAAGCAAATGTTTTAACACCATATTAAATTATCAAAACCTTGTGTAACAATTTGAATAAATTGTTGGGTTTGAATCTCACAAGTTTCAACCAATATCGTTGTTGTGGTTGTTGTAACTGGGATTAAAACAAAATTATCTTTTTCTGAACCTTTTTTATTAAAAGATGGTTCAAATTTTTTAACATTATAAATATTTTGACCCGGAACAACCAATCTTGAACCACCAATCAAATTACCCGATTTTTTTCTTCTTTCTAATCCCATTTTTACATTTTTGAACCAAATAACCAACCATATTTTATATAGTCATTTTTTGATGCTTCGTTATTTCTATTATAATTTTGACTTGGTCCGGTTGGAATATATGGGTTAAAATTTATTACTTCTTTAACACTTTCATTTTCTGTTACAGTCCAAGAATCAATCATAACTTTTGTTTTTTCTACAACTTTTTCTAGTTTTGAAAATGATGATTCACCAACATAGATTGCCATAGATATACCCATAATAAGGTCATCGTGTTGTCCCTTTTGATGATCTGGTCTTCCATTAACATAGATAAATGTATTCATTTCATTATAAAGTCTAGAACTTCTAATTTTAAACTTATGTCTTACATATTCTTCAAAAGCAGCAATAATCTGAACTCTTTTGTTATTAAAATTAATTCCAGGAATTTTATCTTGAGCTTTTGGGTTATAAGCCCAGATATTATTAGAGTCAACACCATCAATATAAAGATTTTTATAACCAAGTTCCTGCATTTTTCTTACAGTTGTTACACCCATACCACCGGTAATATCCACAACACAAAATGCGTTATACATAAGTCCCCATTTATAAGCAATTTCTGCTAAAGTATCTGGGGGTATTTTTCCAACATATTCAAAAACTTGTTCTCTATCATCAAAATCAATGATTTGAATTGAAGAAAAGTCTTCACTATCACCACGAGAAACGTCAACACCCATAATGTATTTATGTCCTTCAATTGGTTCCTTCCACATCCAAAGAGCATTTCCCATCATTTTATTTGGTGCATCCTGGATTGTATTTTCTTTAATATAGTCAAGTTGTTTTCCGTCAAAGACATTATCTCCGGAACCAAGAAATTCACAATTAAGCTCCTGGTTTATTTTTCTTTTATCGTACTTTAGTTTTTTAACCATCTTCTCATACCAAGTAGAACACGGTTTATATCCTTGTGAAAAATAATCTTTTATTTTTTCATAATCTCTATCATATGGGTCAGAATCGGCAAATGAAACATTACCGGAATGGTCTCTTTCTTCTTTGTGTAACAAATAATCAACCATATCATCTGTTGGGACCAAATATAAATCTTTTGAATATCTTGGATCTTTCCACCAAAACATTTCAGAAATTTTAAAGTTATTAACCCCTCTTACAGCTTGGTCGTATATTTCATAGTATATTGGGTCATAACCGTTTGGTGTTGATACAACAATTACTTTACCACCGGTGGAAAGTGATGCCATACAAGCTGCCCAGAAATCACCGTCAGCTTCAATAAACGCGGCCTCATCAAAAACAAGAATTGTTGGTGTATAACCCCTTAATGCATCTCGTGATGTTGCAACAGCTTTTACTTCACAACCATTTGTTAATTTGTAATGTCTTTGAGAATTTTTATCCGGAGAAAATCCGGTTCCAACCCATTGTGGCCATTGCTCAACAAAAGATCTAATTTTATTTGCCATCTCCATTGATGTGTCAAGTTTGTTGGCGATAATTAGAATTTTTTCTGGTCTTTCTTTTTTAGCAAAGACTAACCTTTTTGAAACCCAAGCAGCAGTTACTGTTGATACACCAGCTTGACGATATTTTAGTGCAATATTTTCTTCGTATTCTTCATAATCATTTAACAATGAAACCTGATCTGGGAATAATTCCAAAGGAACATACTTTGATACTGTATTATCATAAGTTTGTAGATATGTTCTTAATGCGTAAGGAGTATCTTTCATACACCTTATATATTCCAACATTAACTGTTCTTTTGTTAAACTCATAAAGATATTTCTATATAAATATCAAAACCCCCAAATTATTTCTAAAATGGGGGTTTAAATAACCTTGAATTATTTTTTATTTATTTAATAATTCGTGCAACTCTTCTTCAGTCCAAGTTTCTTTAGCTTCAACTTCAACAAGGACACGACCTTCTTCGGTTTTAAATTTAATACCTTTTGGTACTTGTTTTATTTTTTTTACTTTGTGATTACCTACTGTAATCGGTTCGTCATATGTAAATAATACTTTTCTTTCTACGTTTTCCATTTTTACTTTTTTTATTTAATTTATTTATACGATACACAACATTCCAGAATCACTCCAAACTGTTCCTGGTGCAAGACCCGCCGAACTTGTTGGTATATTACTAAAATGTAAACAGTTTACGTGTGTTGTATTTGCAGCTGTACTTAATATTCCACTACCAACAATAAATGAACAATCGTGTTGTGCTGTATTACATTGACCACCAAGTATTGCAGAACAACCATTTATTGATGTGTTACAACGACCACCACTTACGGTTGAGTAACACCCACTTGATGTGTTCCTATAACCCCCACTAACTGTTGAGTTACTGCCGCTTGCTCTGTTATTATAACCACCACTTATTGTTGCACAAGAACTTGTTATTCTATTACGGTAACCACCACTAATTGTTGAATAAAATCCACTTATTGTATTATTTTCACCACCGCCAATAGTTGATACTTCACCTTTAAGAATTGTATTATCATCACCACCACCAATAGTTGAGTAGCATGATGCTGTAGTCATTGTGTTATTTGCACCACCACCAATAAATGATGCGTAAGCGGAAGTTGTGTTTTCATATCCACCAGAAATTGTTGAGTATTCACCAGACGCGGTATTTCTACACCCACCAGCTACAGTTGCGTACCCATAATTACTAACATAAATATTTGATAAAGTAACATTATCAACACCAGTTGTTCCACTAGGAAATATACTACCATCAAAAAGTAATGTAGTACCATTTACATATTCTGAACCGCCATTAATAAGACTAACATTATAAGAAACACCATTAAAAGAAAATTCAAACTCAGCACCATAACCACTAATTGTTGACGCACTAGTTGGGGAATAAGGGCCAAATGGACCTCCTGTGTTTAAAGAACCGCTATAAGAACTGTTCCAACTATCAATAGCACCTATAACACCGGCATCATTACATCTTCCACCACTAATTGTTGAGTATCTTGCTTGTGTTGTGTTACTTCTTCCACCACTAACAACTGAATAACATCCGATTGCTTCTGAATTAATACCAGATCTTACTGTTGAACAGTATCCAGAACCAGTTTCATAAAGGTTTAATATTGGACTTCCGTTAAGCAATATTGAACATGTGTTTATTCTATCTACATATAAAGGCATAATTTTTTGTTTTTAATTTGTTTATTTTTATTTATTAAGCTTCGTTTCTTGTTTTAATTACAGTAAATGTAAGTGGACCATCTAGACCATCAACATTAGTCCATTCATAACCAAAACCATTTTGTGTTAGTGTGCTATTACCTGGACAATTTATATTAGAAACCAAGTTTCCATCACCACCACCGGCAATCCATAATTCAACACCACCGTTATTGTGGTCATTAACTAAAAGTAATCCTGAAAAATTTGTAATTTGATGTGTTGCACCACTAGCAACATTAACAAGATTATCAGCTGAATTAGCGATAATTAAATTATCGTTATTATCAGCGTAAGGAACAGTAACTGGTGTTCCACTTAAAATAATTTCATTTGCCGAAACCTTATCTACATATAAAGGCATAATTTTTTGTTTTTAATTTGTTTATTTATTAGATAAATATTTACATTTATTAAAAAAGAATTATTTTTTCTTTTTTTCTTAAAAAGAAAACCCCCAATCAATGAAAGGGGGTTTAAATTAATTATAGATATATTTTATAATCCTAATTGTGATAATAAATCATCTTCGTCTTCATCCTCATCAAAATCTTTATCAGAAGTTTCTTTATACTTTTTGTATTCAGATTTTGCTTTTGATAATAACTCCTCAAATCTTTTTTGTGCTTTTTGATTATCTGATTTATCATTAGAAATAACATTAGCAATTATATTTTTTAAGAAATCTTCAGCCGGTACACTATAAAGAGCCTGTTCAAAAAATGGAATATATTTTTTACTATCCGGTACTAAAATTAATTCTTCCGGAAGTAATGTTCTAATTTTTCTTACAAGTTCGGCACCAACTCTAAAATTCATTGGTTCATTCTGCATTGTATCTGTTTGACCAATTACAGCACCAGCCATTTCTGGGTCCATATCTTTCCATTGAGCTCTTGATTGAACCATAGAAAATGATTTAAATAACTCGTGAAGTAAAATTGGAAAAATAACACCATTTGCATAATACGTATCATTTTCCTCTTCTTCACCACCTTGTTCGTCATCTTCTTCTTCATCGTCGTCATTTGGTTCCATTTTACCAGCAGCACCAGCGGCATTTCCACCAAGAGCTTCAATTAAATCTTCATCTGTAAAATACATTAAATCATTTGCACCCATAATTTTGTTGTACAAAGGATATAATCTAGGATCAATAGCGTCTAATCTGTCTTTATACATTTGATAAGCAAATTGACCTTTTTTACCTTTACCCATTATAATCGCATTGATTACGTTTCTTTTTTCAATTTCCAATTGTTTTTGTTCTTCCGGTGTAAGTTCATCAATATCAAAAGAAAAATTAGGTGGTAATGGTAATTTTTTACTTTCTTTTGGTTTCATTTGAAATATTGTTGGATTAATTCTTTGTTCACCTAAAAATGTAAGCATATTTACAAAGTCAAACTGGTAAACAACACCACCTTCTTTTCTTTCTTTTGATACAAAACCTTCGGCAATTGCTTCTTCCATATTTTTGTTATATGGAAGCCATCCTTCTTCTTTGGCTGCAATCTCTACGGCTAAATCTCTTAATTGTTCTCTATTAGTAGGTTCAATTCGCATTGCTTGTTGAACTGACATCATTTGTTCCATTTGGATTGCTCTCTTAATTCTTGGTTCCGTAATATTTAAATCCGTTTCATAATATCTTTTAACATAATCAACAATTTCTTTAAACCTACCACCGGCTAATCTTTCTACATCAGAAACACCTTTTTTAAAAGCTCTGTTTTTTGCGTAAATTCCTTCTGGATCCTCAATTCGTGCTTGAGTTCTTGGGTGCATTCTTTCAGGATAATCACCGTAATCAACCGGAGCCTCCTTAACAATTTTTCTAATTAATTTTTCAATATCTTTATTTCCCATTATTATAAACTTAATACTTGCATTATTGCTGACATAAATTCACTTTTTTGTTTTTCCTTTTCAGCTTTAGGATTTTCTTTAACACCTGGGTTTGGGTCCTTGAAAGGATTTTTCCTTTTTGGTGGGTTTTTAATTCCTGGTTTTGTTGGTGCTTCTTTTTCTTTTGTACTATTTTCCATCATACCTAAACTTGTTATTTTTCCGATTGGTTTTTTCATTTCAATTCCTTCTTCATCGGAAAACATAGACATTTTTTTAGGTCTTCTCAATACCATTGATTCCTTTTTTTCATTAAGAGTTTTCAACAAATCACTTTTTGTCATAGATGGATTAATATATTCGTCTAACATATTAACAATTCTATCTTCCAAAAACTTTTCAAAATTTTCGTTTGTTTTTTTCTTTTTGTATTTAACAGTTTTTTCTGGGTGTAATTTTTCTGGCATTTTTTTGTAATCTTTTTTTGATGTAAATTTTTCAAATTCATCTTTCATTTTACACCATTTTTTTTGTTCTTTTGTTTTTCCATCACCACACTTTGCATAAAATAATCTTTGTTGTGATTTTGATTCAAATTTTTCACCAATCTCAACAGATTCTTTTGTTTCACCAGTCCCTGTTGGCTTGTCTTTAGATGTGATTTTAGTCCCTTTAGATGGGTCAATCTCAATTTGAGCACCACCAACAGTTAAAGTTGCTGGAGACCCTGCCGTTACGGTAGTTTCAAACCCAGTTTTTGCTGTTGTAGTTACAGCTTCTTTTGTTTCAAATCTTTCAGCCAAAACTTTAATTTGATTTCTACTCATTTTTGAAATGGTATTAAAATGAATACCATTTTCAAGTAATATATTAATATATTGATTAGTTTTCATATACTATTTTTTTTTCAAATTCTAATACAAGGTCTCTCTCGTATAATTTATCTTTAACACTTTGTTCTGTCTCACCATACCGGAAAACCAATCTTTTAACCAATGAGAAATCCAAATCTTCTTCTTTTTCCCATCCTAATGCAATAACATCGTCAATTGAATCTTGAACTGAAAAAACATCGGAATCTTGAATTAAATCCATAGTAATATTACTATTCATTAATACCCCAACCTTTTTAATATGTTCAATATCTGGAGGACTTGGGTAACCATTTGCCGGTCTTACTTCCCAACTTTCACCCCAAATTTCATTCAACGAATCAGAAAAAATAAATTCATAAATGTTTTCTCCCTTATAATTAGGTCCCAAACCATTTATGTAAATCAAATAATTCATTCAGCTTTTCCTTCTCTATTGATTCTATATTTTTGTTTTCCTTCTTGAAATAAAAGATTTCCTTTATTCGTTTTTCCAAGTAAAATTGAGTTTGGTCTATTTTCTAAAAATTTTAAACCACCTCTTTCTTGTCTAACAGATTCAGCTAGTCTTTTAATTTCGTTTCTATTTTCTCTATATAATGGGTTTGATTTTTTTACTACATCTTCTGTTAAATAACTTTTTAAAATTTTATCAACTTTTGATTCGTTAAACATTTCATCAATATCACCATATGAAATTCTACTTCTTCCACCTTTTTTTCTAAATGGAACATCTTTGTCTTCTAATGAAAATTCGCTACCGGTATCCTCAAAACCAATCTCACTCCTACCACTACCGTAATTTTTGTCAGCATCTTCTAACCAAGACATATCTTCAAACTCATCAAGTTCACCACCAAAATCACTATAAATATTCATTTGACCAATATTATCCGACATTTGTTTTGACAATCTGTTAGCTATTGATTTACCAACAACGCCCATATCATCAAAATCTTCAGCCATTTCACCTTCTGGCGCTTCTGGTGGTTCTGGGTTTACACCTTCTTCGTCTTCCTCATCTTCTTCGTCACCTTGTGAGCCGATACCTTCTTCATCTTCTTCTTCCTCACCTTCAAATCGTGACATAATCTCTTCTAAATCTTCTTCATCCAAAACTGATAAATCAAGTGCGGATAATACAGAATTAATAACATATTTAACATCGTCACTTGACATACCTTCTTCTTGATTATCAGAAAAAGATCTTAATTTTTGTCCTAATTTTCCAACAAGTTTTTGGATTGATTTAAATGAAACCATACCTCCACCTTCTTCATCAGCAGGTTCTTCAACATCCATAGGCTCTTCAACATCCATAGGTTCTTCAGTACCTACTGGTTCTTCTCCTGGCATTGGTGCTCCACCCATTTCTGGTTCAGGTGCTGGTGCTCCACCCATTTCTGGTTCAGGAGCTGGTGCTGCTTCTGGAGCAGGTGCCGGCGCTGGTGGTGGTGGTAATTCTGGAGCTCCTCCAGTATCTGCTCCACCTTCAGCTTTTGGGACTTTTAATTTAAATTTTTTTTGTTCTCCAAATAAAGAAATTTCTTCTTTATTTTCAGTTAATGAATTT